TAGGCGAAGTTGAAGCCAAAAATGCGGCTTCTGAACAAACTTTAAGGGATATTCTTAAAGCTCTGGGTGGAAAACGCATAGGTGCTGGCCCAAATACACCAGTAGGCGTAGGTGGACCGGGTGTTGATCCTAAAAAGCTAAATGAACTGGGTGTAGCGGCAGAATACGCAACCGGAGAAGTTTCTACTTTTGGTAAAAAATTAAAATCAGTATCAGGTGGAATATTCAGTCTTTTAAATGCCACGATAGCAGGCACAGTAGGTGCCGCAGTAAACCTTGGTAAAGAACTTATTGCTGGCGGTAACACACTAACAGACTTTGCTCAGCATCTTCCTATTCCAGGACTTACTATGCTGTCTGGAGTTATAGACAATCAGGTAGAACTATTTAGGGAACTTTCATCTACAGGAGCATCATTTGGTAACAACATGTTTGAAGTTGTAAGGGTTGCTGGTAATGCTGGTATTCCGTTACAAGATTTTGCCAACATGGTTACCCAAAGTGCTGAAAGACTTAGACTTTTTGGTCCAACAGTAGAAGGTGGTTCAAGACAGTTTGCTTCATTATCGAAAGACTTAAGAAATGGTGCCGCTGGACAAAGACTGTTAGCGATGGGATTGTCAACACAGGAACTTAATGAAGGTTTGATTAATTTCAACGAACTAATACATGTTACTGGCAGATCACAGCGTACTACAAATAAAGATCTAGTTGATGGCACAGCGGCGTACAGCATGGAACTTGATAAAATTGCTAAACTTACGGGTGTCAGTAGAAAACAATTAGCTCAAGATGTTCAAGCTAGGTTAAGAGATATTAACTTTCAAATGGCTGTTTCAAGAGAAGGTCCAAAATTTGCCACAGCTATTTCACAAGCATCAGCAGGAAGTAAAGATTTAGCAAATGCTCTCGTTGATATGTCAACAGGATTGCCACAAGACGAAATGACCCAAGCATTTATGCTTATGAGTGATACATTTAAGAACCAAGCACAGGATGTTCAGAACATGTCTGAATCAGCAAGAAATAATTTTGCTGTAACAGTTGGTAGGGAAATGACAGAATATGCCAATTCCTTTCAAGCTTCAGGAGTGAAGGCATTGACTATGCAGGGAGGTTTGATAGGACAAGGATTGCAGGCCGCGGCAAGTTTAAACTTTCTAAAGGAAACATCAGAAGGAGCAGGAGCCGCGGCAGATAAAGAACAGAAAGCTGTAGACATGGCAACAGAAAAAGTTGCCCAGTTTGGAAACACGGTAAACCATGTCAGAGGAAGAATACAAGTTGATCTTTTAGATAGCATGATCTTCCAGGATTTAAAAAATGGATTAGCGAGTATTATACCAAATGTAAACGAAGCAGACGACCTTTATGATAAAGCTAAAGAAGCACTTGGGCCGTTCATTGAACAACTAAATGAAGCATACTTATGGCTTAAGAATGATGGAAAAAAAATGTTAATTGACGGCTTTAACAGTACCATGGGCTGGTTAGATACCAAAGGTCGAGATATGGTTGTAGGTGCTATGAATATCTTTAAGGAAATACAAGAAAAGGGATTTCTTGGATATTTTGGTATACAATATGAAGAAATTAAAAAGAAAATTAAAGACACATTAACATCTTGGTTACCAGACCTTCCTAGCATGGAAGAAATTGAGAAAAAATTTGATGAACTTGTTGAAAAATTAAAAGGTATGATGCCAGATATACCGACTATTGAAGAAATTAAATTAGCGTTAAAAGAAGGTATTGAAAGTTTGAAAGATGCTATACCAACAATGGCAGATATGAAACAGGTACTAACAGATATTAAAGATTACTTTGTTAAAAAGATTAAAGAATTTTTGGATTTCATACTTCCGGATATACCAGATTTTCAAGAGATTAAAGATAATGTTAAAGAGAAGATAGAAGGAGCAGGTAAGGCCTTAGATGAAAATGTTGTTCAACCTGTGGTTGAAACATCCAAAACTGTAAAAAATGCCATTGTAGACGGATTCCAAGCTGGTAAAAATGCTGTTGGTGCGGGCCTTGATTATATTACACCTGACTTTTTAAAGAACGATGATGAAAAACCAGCAGAACCAAAACCAAAAATGTCAGCTGAAGATAGAAGATCTGCCAGACATGGGAACCGTAATAACAACAGTGATATAAGTAATAGTATGATCGAGGAACAGAAAGAAACAAATAAACTTCTGAAAAAGATGGTTAACAAAGATAATAACGTAATGACGGGTGTTCAATAAGATGAGTTGGAAAAGATATTTTACACAAGCAGATGCTGATGGGTCAAACAGTCCATTAAGCGTAGCAGGAAGCCAACCAGGACCGGCTAGAACAAATTATTCAAGTTATCTGCCAGATGTTTACACGGGTGCTCCTAACAGAGTAGAACGTTATGGACAATATAATGTAATGGATATGGACTCAGAAGTCAATGGAGCATTGGACATATTGGCGGAATTTTGTACGCAAATGAATACGCAAAACAAAACTTCTTTTCAAATAGATTTCAAACAGACTGCTACAGGTAGCGAAATTAAAATAATTGAACAATACTTACAGCAGTGGCACAAGCAAAACAACTTTGAAACACGCATGTTTAGAATTGTGCGTAATGTTTTTAAATATGGTGATTCTTTTTTCTTAAGAGATCCAGAAACAAAAAATTGGTTTCATGTTGATGCGGCAAAGGTATCTAGTATTATTGTAAACGAATCTGAAGGTAAAAAACCTGAACAATATATTGTTAGAGATATGAATTTAAATTTTGTAGACAAAGTTGCTACTACACCATACACCACTAATGGAAATGTTACTGGAGGAGGTTCAGGATATTTAACAGGCGGTGTAAGAGGCATGGTAGGTAATACGACATCACAAAGTAGTTCATCTAGATTTGGTCATGATAAAACCAAGGAAATTGCTGTTGATGCTAAACACATGATTCATTTAAGTTTGTCAGAAGGATTAGACAACAACGCACCATTTGGAAATAGTTTGCTAGAAGGTATATTTAAAGTATACAAACAAAAAGAACTATTAGAAGATGCTATCATAATCTACAGAACACAGAGAGCGCCGGAAAGAAGAGTCTTTTATGTTGATGTAGGTAACATGCCAAGTCATTTGGCAATGCAGTTCGTAGAACGTGTAAAAACGGAAATCCATCAAAGACGTATTCCGTCTAAATCAGGTGGAGGCACAAGTGTAATCGATAGTGCTTACAATCCATTATCAACAAACGAAGATTACTTCTTTCCGCAAACTGCTGAAGGTAGAGGTTCCAAAGTTGAAACACTTCCGGGTGGTACCAACCTAGGTGAAATAGATGATCTTAAATATTTTACAAATAAACTTGTTAGGGGTTTACGTATTCCTAGTTCATACTTACCGGCGGCGGCACAAGATGAAGGACAAAGTTCATTCAATGATGGTAGAGTAGGAACAGCTTTCATACAAGAGCTAAGATTCAACAAATACTGTGAACGTTTACAAAATTTGTTAATAGAAGTGTTTAATCAAGAATTTAAAAGATACTTAATGGAAAAAGGTATTAACATTGATTTGGCAATGTTTGATATTACTTTCCAACCACCACAAAACTTTGCTAGTTACAGACAAAGCGAATTAGATAATCAACGTATTGGTACATTCGCACAGATACAAGCAATACCATTCATGAGTAATAGATACGCTATGAAACGATTCTTAGGAATGTCTGACGCGGAACTTGCTGAAAATGAAAGACTGTGGAAAGAAGAAAATGATGAGAATATCACAACTCCTACTAATGCTAGTGGAGAAATGAGAGGCGCCGGAGTAAGCGGTGCTGGTATAGAAGCAGATATAGCAGGAGCAGAAGACACACCACCTGAAGATGAAGGCGGAGATATTACAGTAGGTCAAGGAGACGCGGCCGCTCCTGATCCAACGGCAGGAGGAGCGCCGGATACACCTCCGGCATAAATAATAGCATGATACTACGAGAATTTTTTTATTTTGATAAACAAACTTTTGAACCTGTTGAAGACAAGTCCTATGATGCTGTTGATGACGAAAGTATTGTCAAGCGTGACGACACGAGAAAGACACGACTTACATTAAAGCAAATCAATAAAGCTCGTAAAGCGTCAGAATTCCACCAAGAAGAAAAAGATAAGGAACTAGACTTTATACGTCAGATGTACGGTATACAGGCACAACCAGAAGCCCTGTAGGAGTTTTTAAATGACCGTAGCTTTCGTGATAGGCAATGGCGAGAGTCGTAAAGACATAGACTTACATCCTTTAAAAAATTACGGCAAGGTATATGCCTGTAACGCTGTATTCAGACATTTTCAACCACATTACCTAGTAGCAGTAGATGTAAAAATGATACTAGAAATTAATCAACATAAATGGCAGATGGAAAATGAAGTATGGACCAATCCAAACAAACAATATCACGGATTTCAAGGATTTAATTTTTTTCAACCTAGCAAAGGTTGGAGTAGTGGACCAACAGCATTATGGCTGGCAAGCACCCACAAACATGACACAATTTACATACTAGGATTTGATTTTCACGGCAAAGCTGACGACAAAGGACAGCGTACAAAGGTAAATAATCTGTACGCAGGAACACACAATTACAAAAAACTAGGTGAACCTGCTACATATTTTGGTAATTGGGAGCGACAAACAGCTTCTACTTGCGAAGCACACGCAGGAACTAAATATATAAGGATAGTTGAAGACGG